ATTTGTAAAAGTGAGTGTTTCCTGCTCTGTTTCCGTTTCGGTTTGTTGAGGGGTGTTTAAATTATTGTTCAACTTTTTAATAAACACTTTCAATTGATTAAGCATTCTTTGAAAGTATGGGTAAAGCGAATATTCATTTTCAAGCCTTAGTATTTGCTCATTTGATAACTCAAATTCTTTTTTGTCTTTGTATTCGGGAAATAGGGAATATAAACTACTGAACTGTATTTGTTCAAAAAAGTATTTTCTACAACCTCCGTACTCTTCATTATAATTTCTTATAAGGTTATCAAAGAGCAAAGTTTTTTCATCTATTGAAAGCCTTTTAATACACTCTATTAGTTCGACTTTCGTTTTACTTATAAAAGTTTCAAATTGAAAATCAGACGGTAGGCTATTGCTCTCGTTATGAAATTGGATATAAATCTCTGCCATTAAATTAATGGGGGAAAATTTGCTCTGTGTTTTATCAAGATATGTTTCCATTTTTAAAAGTCAAGTTTTATTTTGTCGGCTGCTTCACGTTTTGTTTGGTCTATAATCTTTGCGTAAATCTGTGTGGTTTTTAGTTCACGGTGTCCCAGCATTTTGGAAACGGTGTAAATATCCGTCCCCTTTGATAGTTGCAAGGTGGCAAACGTGTGCCTAAAACAATGAAAGGTTATATTCTTTGTTATTCCTGCTGCTCCAATCCATTGGTACAGGTGTTTGTTTTCGTATGCTGAATAGGTAAGCCCCTCAAATACTTTGTCGGTGGGTTCTTTGCGTTCACCCAGTAAGCTGTAAGCCTGTTCAGAAATAGGCATCATTTCAACCCCTTTAGTTTTTTGCTGTTTGAACTGTATAAAATACCCGTTGTTTTCAATGTATTCCAGTTCGCCCCAAACAAGGTTTTTAATATCTGAAAACCTCAACCCTGTGAGGGCTGAAAATAGGGCTGCACGTTTCAATAAAGGGTTGTTACATTCTGTTTTTACAAGGCTGTTTAGTTCCTCAATGGTTAAAAAGTTTCTTTGCGTTTCCGCTTGTTTAATTGGTTGTATTTTGCCGTTCAGGTCGCTGGGTAAATACCCGTCTTTATAGGCTTGCTTTAAAGTTGCTTTCAGTTTATTGAAATAGGAAACGGCTGAATTTTGGGCAAGGGTTACTTTGTTGCTCTTATTGCTTTTGGTAGTGAGTAAATACTCTTTGAACTCATTACAAAACTTTTCGTTGAGGTCGGCAAACTTCAAATTTCCTTTTGTGTATGTGTCAAGGTAATTGTATGCTGAAACCCAGTTATCGTGGTTGCTGGCTTTGCGCTTGTCGGCAAGGCTTTTAAAGTAGGTAACAAAATTTTGTTCGCCCTGCTCTTTTATTTTTAGTTGTTCCTTTTCGTACCCTGTGTAAATTTCGGGCTTGTTTAAATAGTTTTCACGTTTCTGCCTTATCTGTTCGGCAAGCTGTAAAGTTTCTTTGTTGCCTTGCTTATCAATAGGGTTCTTTGCCTTATCAAAAAGGTACAGCCCCAAAAATTCCCTTCGGGTTGGTTCGCCTGTTTCGGGGTGTGGTATAGCTGGGTAAAAATCTAAATACAAACTTTGCCTGTTCCCTGAAATTTTCTTTTCTCTTAATTTTACTTTTATTGCCATTGTCTTTTATGCTTTAGTGTTTAACTCAATAGTTTATCAATTACCGTTTTCGGAACGTATGCAAACCAGCCCTTTTTTATTTTGGGTATGCTGTTTCGTTTGATAAGGTTTTGTAACGCTGTTTCTGAAATACCGTATTTGCTTTGTACTTCGGTAAGGTTGTAACATTCGGAAATATCAAACTGCTTTTGTTCGGGTTGCTTTTCGGGTTGAGGTGCAACGGTTCGGGGTTGCTCAAATAAAAGCTGTTCAAGGTCTGAACGTCTTATTATAGTTCGTTTACCTGCTTTGCCTGTAATCAGTTCGCCCCGTTCAATCATTCGGTAAACTGTACGTCTGCTTATTCCTATCAATTTACAAGTGTCCGCAATACTTAAAAAGGCTTTGGCTTTCAGTTGTTCAATAGGTTGGGTTTTTATACGCTGGGTTTCCTTATTGCTTTGCTCAACCTTACCAGCCCTTTGTTTGGCTTTGTATGCTGCACTATTGCAACGGGGTGAACAGTACAGCGTGGTGGTGGTTCGTGCCGTGAACTCATTACCGCAATGCTGGCAAATACGTTGTACCTTAATATTTGAACTCATTTTGTAGCTTATTGTGCCTTTATGTGTCTATGTGTGCCAATTACCCACTTAAAAAATGGGTTGAGGTACAAATTTGCCTTTCAACCCATAGTAAGGTACAGCAAAGGTACAAATATTCTATAAACAAACAACTATTAACACAAAACAAACGTATATTTGTAAGCATTAAAAAAGCCCTGTATTATAGGGCTTTGTGTGGGTTTCTTATTGGTTTGGTGTTTGGTTGTTTTGTAGTGGTTACTTTCCAATACAAAAAGTGATTAGCGCTTATTATCAGATAGTTACAATGCAAGGGTACAAATAGGGTACAATACCTTTCAGGATATTCACTTTTGATGGGTTAAACGGCTTTACTTTCCAGTTCGGGAAATAGGAAACTTTCCGTTCAGTATTTCAGCTTTTTCACCTTGCTGTTTGCCTATCGGGTTTCCTTTGAATTTTTGGGCTTTTCAATTGCCAACCCTTTGATCTTTGAAAAAAATTCTATTGATTCAATTTTATTTTGAAATGTTCTTCTGAGGCAAAGCCGTTTTTAAAATGGTTTCAATCGTATTCAGCTGATCGGGGTTTAGGCTCTTAATGCTTTCCTGACTGAGTACTGTACCATTTATTTGAATGTAGTTGTTTTGATTTTGGATTAAAGTATTGTTTTGGGCTGCTCCATTATTCATACTTCCTACCATGCTGAAGTAAAGTTTTGCCGCTTGAATATCCCCGTTAACTGCGAATTGGAAAACCTTTGCCAAAACTTTCGAGGTCAAAAACCTGAATTGCTCTACCTGCTCCATGTACTGTGGGTGGCTTGCATAGTCTTTTAAGTGCTTGTGGATAGTTGAACGGCTTAACCCTGTATGGCTTGCAAGTTCTGTTTTGCTCGGCATTCGTCCGTATTCCTGCATAAGGTTTGAAATCGCAGCCGTTATTCGATTGTGGTTGTATTCCCAAAGGTGGTTCTTCGCATCTTCACTTTGTATGGCTTCGATTTTATAATGGAATTTATCCCATTCCTCAGGGCTTAGAGTTCTGTATTTTTCAGCTATAATTTCATTGAATCTATCTACTTCTTTCTTTGTCAAATTTTTAATATCGCTATTTGTGATCTTATCCAACGAAAGTAATTTTTCGATCTTCCTTTCAGATTCTGTCAACCTTTGTAAACCTTCTTGCTTTTTCATTTCAATTTAATATTGTGGTTAAAACTTGCTTCAATTCTTGTAATCTGTGGAGGTGTGGTAAAAAGATCGGCTTTCCATTGTTCGCTTTTACTTTGGCGAAATTGCTTTCAATGAATAGGGAACAATTCGTTATTGTGCTGCACCTGTTCAGCTTTACGGGTTGGGTTGGTAGTGTAATTCCTGTAAAGTAGTTTTCAAGTTCGGTAATATCCTGTTCCCAGCTTTCGGGCTTTGGTTGTTCGGGCTTACTGAAATAGTAAACAGGTTCGGGCTGTTTAAACGGTTTAACCTCAACCAATCGTTGAACGGTCGGGGGTGGTTCGGTGGCTTCGGGTTCAGGTAGTGCAAAGGCTTTGTAATCGTATTTTATTAAATAGTCGGCAAGGTCAAACCCTTGTTTCTTTTCGGCTTCGGTGGCTTTACGTTCCAATAAATCGGAAACGGTAAAATTTGCAAGGTGTGAAAGTTCCTTTGCTTTGTTGTTCCATTTTTCAAACCCGTTGAGGTCGGGAAATAGTGTAACAGTTCGCCCCTTTAGTATGCTGCACTTTTCAGCGTTCAGGTTGGTAAGGCTGCCAACGGCAACCCAAATAAACTGGGGCAAATAAACGCTGGCAATTACAGCCGTTTTTTCGCTTTCAACTATTGCAACGGGTTTTGTTTTATCAATTAGTAAGTGTTCACCAAACAAACATTGTCTTAACTCAAATTCAGGCTGTTTAAGGGCTTTGTGTACCCAGTAAACAGGTAGTTCAAGGTTCTTTACTCTTTTGCCTGTGGTGGGGCTGTAAAGCATTATTTTGCCCGTTCTAACTTTGCCCTGTATATCTATTTGCCAAAATACCGTTGCACCGTTCCAATGTTTTGAGGTGGCAATAAAATAACGGCTTACCAGCTGGCTGGCAACCTCAACCCCGTACAGGTTAATAAGGAACTGTACAAAGTGGTTCGTTTCGTGTGCCTTCAGGCTGGCTTTAAATACCTCAACGGGAATAAATGAAACGGGCTTTGGTTGAGGTGTAACAGGTCGGGGCTTGTATGCTTTGGGCTGGGGTATATCAAATGAAATATTGTTATCCTGAAAATATTGTTTCGGGGTGTAATGGTGTCCGCAATTACTTTCACGGTTGCACCTGCCAACGGTGGGGTGTATGTGTTCGCCTGTTTCCGTATCAATGTAAAGGGAAAAGGTTTTATCCCTTTGCTGGCAACTGGGGCAACGGTAACGGGTATTCATTCCCTTGTATGGTTCTAATATGTATTTGTGTTCACTCATTATTTACCTTTTTAGTGTAACAGGTGTAACACTTGTAACAGGGTGTTACAGTTGTTACAGCGTGTTACAGTCCTTTAAAATTCTACTTACTTTCATGTGAGAAATACCCAGTTCAGCCCCTATTTCCCGAAGGCTTCGCCCTTGCTGCTTTAGTTCGCTTACCTTTTCGTTCAGGTTTTCTTTGTCCTTTTCGGTGTGCTGTTTCAGGTGTTCCCATTCCTTACCGAAATTCACAAACTCAAACAGTAAGAAATTAAGAGGCTTATCAATTTGACAAACACAAACATTTTCAGCATCGTAAATTTGTTCGGTATTTCGCTGCTTAATCTGTTTCAGGTAGCGTAAATTTTTGTCGCTGTGGCTTTCACCGATTGAAAAGGAACTATCACAAAAGTTTATTAGCATCTTACTGCCTTGTAAATCATTTCGGGTAATTGGTTTTGATAAGTCCCTTTTTGGTGTATGTGCAAGTGCCAAAATAGAAAGCCCGTATTTGTTTTTTAAGGCTTTCAAATGTTTCATTAATGGCAAAGCATCTTTAGCCTTTTCAGTTTCATTTTTGAGGTAAGTAAGGTTATCAATGATTAAAACCTTTGCCCCTGTTTCGTTAATACTTCGCTCCAATGAATGGTTGAGGTAATCCTCAAAGGTTTGGGCTTCGGGTATTGTGGCATCGGGGTTTATTTCAACCCTTATAAAGTTGTTATCAAAGTTGTAATGCTGTTCAAACTTTATTGAATATCGGTTTTCAAATTGTTTGTCGCTTAACTCAAAATCAAAATACAAAATCGGTTGCTTTGGTGTTTCCAATTTAAAGCCCCGTATCGGTTCGCCCTTGCTTATACTGTTGCCAATTTGCACGGCTAAAATTGACTTACCTAAATTGGTGTCGGCAAACAAAATACATAGTTCACCCTCAAACCAAAATTCACCAAAAAGCATTTGCGGAATAGGTCGGGTTTTCGCCTGTTCAATCCAACGGCTGGCTGTTTTAACTGTGAACAGCCCTTTACTTTCTTTGGCTTCGTTACCTTGCTTTAAAAGTTGTTCAGCTTCGGTTTTAATGTCCTCAACCCCTATACCGTATTTATCAAATTCAAAATTTGTTTTCAGATCCATATCAAAACAGTTTTAAGGGTTGAGTAAATAAATTCGTGTCGGTGCTGTAATACCCTGCACGGTGTTTTGAAATTGGGCAAATGCCTTTCCGTACTATACAAATACGGTTTTCTTTTTCCCATTCAGCAACGTAACGGCAAATGTTTGCCCGTAAAATCCCTGTTTCAATGGAAACCATTAACATAGTTGAGGGCTTGCGTTTGAACGCTGCAAATACCCGTTTCATTTGCACCTCAAAATGTTTATCTTTGCTTTGTCTTTTATGCAAAGAATTACTGGGGGTGTTCAATGTCTTAACCATTGTTACCCCCTTTTTTCTTTAGATAGTTTTCGGCTTCGCTGGCTGTTTCTGCCAACGTCTTTTTTCTGCCTTGCTTCAACCAGTTGTCAATTTCCGATTTTAGAAACCTCAACTTTTTACCGCCTTTGTGTACGGGAATAGTACCAGCGTTCACCCAGCCGTAAACTGTGGGCTTACTGGGTTTGTCGGGGTGGTAAATACAAAGTTCGTTGAGGTCAAACCAACGATCTGTTTCAGTTGGTTGTTCGTTGTGTACCTGTTTACTATTCTTTAAACAGGAATTAACACAATCAATAATTACCGTTTGTAAATCTTCAATCGGTAACGAAATAAAAACTGTTTTTTCCATATCATTTTAATTTGATACAGCAAAAAACAGCATACTAAAAAGCCCTATTTTCCTAACTTTCCACTTTGGGAATATTGGGAAAGTATTGTTTTAATATCTAATTCGATTTTATCATTTTCAAGTCTTACATATTGTTTTCTGAACTCACTTGCATCTTTAGTAAGGTTAAGCCCGTTTACTTTTTGGTTCAGTAAATCTTTGTAAACAGTATCTTTAAAATGTTTTATTAATGGTTCGGGTTTATGGTT